CAAGAACCCGTCATATAGATGCGTGTGGGCGTTGCCAGAGGCAATACAAATCGAGCACACTCCTTTGCCACCCCCTTATCAAGAAGTTCCTTATAGAGTTCCATAGATGCCTGAAAATGATCATTAATCTTCAACCAAAGATCCTCTTTCATATCTTCGGAGAAATCATCAATAGAATTCTGACGATTCTTGGTATCCTGACGGCGGAGATCAGGTACAGGAATATCACCCAATAAGGAAGAATCTGCATAACGCTGAGAAAACTCTTGGAATGTGAAACTGCGATGACGCAGAATCTGTGCGGCAATACCACGGTTTGTTTCAATCGCAAGAGTCATAGAAGACTGTTCAAAAACTGACCAATGATTATGCTTAATACAATAAGCAAGTAACTTGGCATAGTTCTCCGAACTCTGATTACTTGGGTTAGAAACTCGTGCAATAAATGCCATTGTTTTTTCTGCATCTGGTGTTACACTAATGAGTTTTACGGTCATTTCTTTCCAAATCCTTTTGATGTTTTTGCTTCTAGGTCTGCGAGTTCCTGTTTTACTACTCGCAGTTGTTTTTTCATTTCAATAAGTTTTTCTTCAGGATATAAATGATCTTGTTTTGTAAGTTTCTCCAGTAACTTTACAAGTTCCCTCGCTCTAGTCATATAGTTCACTGTCCTCGAAAATTTCATCATAATCTGTAATTAGTGGGGGTGATACATCCATCTTTAGATGTTTAATCTCATTCTTATAAACTTCTGACTTTAGATTATCTAAAAGAAGTTCCATATTTCGAATAATCAACTTCACTTTCTCTAAATCCATTCTCACCTTACGTGACTTCAAAATGAATATACTACACTGACCCCCGATCTGTCAAGGGGTCATCGAAAAAAAAAACCTAGAGATTTCTCTAGGTTTAAACAATCAACTTTTTCTTTTCTTTTTTTCAGGTTTAGAAAATCCCCATAGTTTAGGATTTATTCTTCCATACCCCCAATCAATATTGCGAATAACTGATCCTAAATTATCATAATACATATCAAAAATACTTGATCTCTTACTTGAACGAGTCAAGTCATAATGAATCTTACCATTAATCTCATATGTCACAATATAAGCATCATTGGGAACATTCTTATCCTTTGCTTCTTCTAACGTGCAATTTTGCTTTAAAATTTCACACCCATATTGAGACTTAAACAATTCCTTTTCTTGTGCGGTCCAAGAATGATTTGAGTCTGATTTAGGTTTATCTTCCATCTTCGGTTTTTCTGCAAGTTTTTTACCCATTATATGAACTCCAAAAAATTATGAACGTCCACCCCACTGAATATCAGGGTAAGCTTGAGCAACAATATCCATTGTAATTTTATATTTTTCACTTAGTCTTTTATCTTTGACAAGACATAAAATTTCTGCTTCAAGTGGATGAAGACCCTGAAGAATATTAATAAACATAGTTTCTCTACGAAGAGAACTTAAACTGTCGTTACCACCTTTAATAAAGTTATAAAATCTCTCATATTCTTTACGAATAGATGAGAATCCTTGATCTTGTGAACCTAAAGAATTGCTTCCAAGTTCACCCATTTTTGCAACTGCATCTCCAATTTTTTCAGATACAGTACCACTAAAGGAATTCTGTTCACCCACACTAGAATAAGGAACCTCTCCAGGGGGGAGAACTGAAATTACACTTTCATCAAAGTTCCAAATAAAAATTGCTTTAAGTGATGGATGTTCATACTTTTGTAGAACTTCCACTTTTTTTGCATTAGTTCTTTGTTTTGATGCCAGTTGAAGAACTTCAAATGCAAATGGATTTGCTGGAAGATCTTTCATTACAGGTTCTACAGGTTTTGCTGTAACCGCTTTAGATTTTACTGCTACGGGTTTCTTTTTTGCTGATGTTGTCATATAAAAAAATAATTTACAATTTAGTTATTCATCGTCATCGTCATCCATATCATCATCTAGAAAGTAATCAGGATTAAAACTTACTGCAACTACTTCATCTGCAATTACGTTTCCATTACCATCAAAAAATTCTGGATGTAGTTTTGGTTTGTCTTGATAGTTCATCATGTATTCTCTAGTAACCCAACCAATCACAAGACCAATAATGAGATATAATATAGCCAAGAAGGAACCAAAAACTAAACTAACTGCTAACATGTTTTTTCTCCTGAGGGAAACTATTTTTTCCTGGATTGAATAAAAAATTCAAAATAGATAGTAAATTCCCTTTTAAATAAAGAAACTATCTTCTTATGAATAATACGAAACGGTTGAGTTTGTTTTGTTTTACCTCCATATAATAAAACTTCAACTCCACGATTACGATAATCTTCTTTTTTATTTAGGTATTCAGGTCTTGATGACATGGTGTTCCTTGAGGAATTTGATCGTGTCAGTGCAACCACCTAACTTTTTATTATCGCAAATAACTTGTGGAAATGTGGAACCTTCTCCAAATTCAGAATAGAATTCATCTTTAGTGAAGTGCTCATCAAGATTATACACCACGTACTTGCTTCCTGTCAAATCTAAGACTTGTTTTATTTTATAACAATATTTACAATCATTTTTGGTATATACTGCAAAGTTCATAGTAATTATAGGATTTATATTAATTTATTGATGTTTTGTATGACCATATGATGCCTTTAGCATCTCAGGAGTTCATTATTTCAATATCTCACATTTTTTTATTTCCGAAAAAGTGAAATATTTTAATCTCAAAAATACAAATACTTGGATATTATAAGATATTTTAGGTCAGTTTGTCAAGTGGTTCAAAGAGCAAAGAGTGCTTGTCTTGCCTCTTCAAATTTAGCATCTGCTACTGCTTCTTTTTCTGCTTTGAGAACCTCATCGGTTTCTTGATGTGCTTCTTGACGAAGAGTTTGAGATTCAAGAAGTGGAGTTTGTACTGAATTGAATTCCTCTTCAGTTAAGACCTGAACAACCTTTATCGTCTTGTCGTGTACATCAAAAACATCGGCAACAGGAGTACTATCAGGAACTATAGATAGACAAACATCAATTCCATTTTCATCTTGCATCCATATTTTTACATCAAGACCAGGAAATTCTGCTTCAGGATGTCTCTTTTCGACTGGGTTATCTTCACAGCAATAATTACCTGAGTGTGTATAAATCCAATAGTGCTTAAGATATTGCATTTATCTATGAAAGTTTTTAAATATTTATATTACAAGTATTAAACCTATTCTCACCTGAAAAGTACTAATAAACCAGGCACCTTTATTTATGTCTAATTAACTCCATATCTTCTTAAAATCTCTTGGTCTTCTTCTTCTTTTGTTTGTTCTCCTTTTACCGTTGCCCACGAGACAATTGAATATCTCACCCCACTTTTTATCGGCGTCACTCCATGTAAATAATTTTGATCTGAAGGAAAACAAACCATCATACCTGGTTTTGGTCTTATTTGAATATGAAGATTTGGAAATATTAATTCACCACCTTCAAATTCATCATTAATATAAAAAATTATTGAGAGGTCACGACATGTTGATCGTCTCCAAATCTTATCACCATTAGGAGCAATCCACAAGGACCTACCATCAATGTGAGGACGATAGTGACCTCCAATACCATAAGAAAGTACCTGCGGTATTTCACTACTATTCACTTCTACTTGATAGAAAGGATTGATGATATTTTTGACTGTGTTGCGAAAAAGGTCTTCAATCTTTGGATATAGAGAACCCATAGGAACAATTTGAGTGTCTCTGGTTTTTTTGTCTACAATCCAGGATGTTTTTCCAGTTGCATTTGTTTTGTCTGGATCAAAAACAGATAAATCTTCTGCTGGTGAAGATTTGATATGAGCGATTAGTTCTTGAAGACCTTCTGGATTAATAACATTAGGACGAATGAGAATATAAGATAATGGATTTTCAATCATAATATATGTTGTTTTGACTATTTATTGTGGTAGTCCGTTTGCTGCTGATTGATATCTAGAAGAACTTAATGGATCCCTTACTGATGCTGTTGCTGTATCATTAGAGTAATCTATACGATATACTGTTGATACTGAACCAGGTAAACCACCACCGAAATAACAAAATAATATTATGGATAATTTTGGATTGGTGAGTTTGCTATTGTTGGTCTATCAATCGCAGAGAATCCGTTTGCTCTTGCGGAGGATGCTGCTAATTGAGATTTACCAACACTCAATGGACCTTTTGGTGATGCAGTTGTCGTATCATTAGAGTAATCTATAC